TTGTACAACTTCATTTTCTTGAATGGTTACTCCACCTTGAGCAGGTCTTGCACCTTCAATAGCATTTCCGGCACCAATGAATTCAAAAGCATGAGAAGAAGCAAGTTGTAAACTTACTCTTGAGAAATATGCGATACTTCCAGAACTTACTGTATTATTTAGGTTTTGTGTCAAACTGACAGTTGAAATACCTGCAGAAGGTAAAGTAGCACTTTGAACTGTATAATAAAGTGGTTCTAATGCATCAACTTCTGCTGTTGCAGTAACACCAGAAGGTGGAGGAGCAATTGTAATATTTGGTGCAGAAATATATTGAGTTCCATTGGTAATCACAGTTATTTCTGTAACGGAATCATTTACTATAGTTGCCGTTGCTTGTGCCGTAATTCCATTAGGTCCAGTTGGAGAATCAATTGTAACTCTTGGTGCAAGTAGATACCCAGAACCTCCATTTGTTACTTTGATTGTTGCAATAGTTTTATATAGTGTGTCGAAATATATTGATTGACCATCATATGGACGGTTTGTTCCCACCCCTGAAATAATGACTTCGTTTTGTCCTCTTCCTGCATTTTGAACTACTTTTCCAGTATATCTGTATATTGATTTCGTTGTTTCATCACCAACTCCTTCTGAAACAAGTCCATAAGTACCAAAAGAAGAGTTTGAGTTTGTAATATCACACTGCCCACCAGAACCAGTATAAATTGCAACATCATCACAAATTGTAAAGATAGAGACTAACTGTGCATATGCACCATTAGTAATGGAAACCCCAATACCACCTTGATTATATTGAGTATAAGAGTCAACTGACATAGAACCAGTAACACCAATATCATCTTTATCTCCTAGTTCTGCAGCAAAACCATCAATTTTCATTCCAATGCTCTTAGGAATAAAGTTAGTACAGTTCCTTACGTAAGGACCTTGAGTAATTGGTCCAACTCCAGGAGAGAATGATGGATGATTTGGAATAGTCGTTCCTGCTCCTGCATTTCCTGGGAAAGTGGTATTAATTCCTGTACCAAGAACACTAAGTCCTTGGTTAATTATTGTTGTTACTACACCAACACAAGAATAAATTGCAGAAACTACGTTGGCACATCCATTTAGTCCGTTATTAAATCCTGTAACTGGATCTGCTTGCATTGCCAGATCTTTTACTTGAGTAAAGGTATTTTGGTAATTGCTATATTTTTGAACAGTTCCACCAGAAACGTAAGTGTGTGGAAGTGTAGATTGTCCAACTATAACTTCAAATTGATTTGAATTTATTACTCTCTTAACTGAGAAAATATTTCCAAGATTTCCTGATGGATAGAAAAGTGTTCCTGGACCAGATGGACAAGTAAATCCTAAACCAGCAACTCTAACAGAATCTTCAACTGTTAGTCCGTGGTTTGTTGCTGTAATTGTAACCACTCCAACTACATTATTGTAAACAGCAGCAGTAACATTAGTTTGTACTCCTACTGCCTTTCCTCCCCAGGTGGAATTATTAATTACAGCACGAGCAATTCCTGCAGCATAACGAATACCATCAATGGTTTCTGTTTTAACACCAACAATATGCTGAAGTGCTCCTACTTCTGTATAATATGACTTTCCTGCTCCTACACATTTTGAGTTTCCACCTCTTGTAATATCGTGACAAACTGCTTTAAAAATAGATTTAATATCTTCTGCACAATTTTGGGCAGTTCCAATTCCCATTGAGAATGTGCCACCATTATAATCAGTGCTTGTCAAATAACCAACTGTTTCTCTAGCAATATAATCTAGATTCAAACGAATCATTCTTGCAGCATCAAAAAATCTATCAGAAGCAACACCAGATAATGGTTGGAATGCAACTACTGCTGCTCCATTTTGTGATTCTTGTCCCTGGAAACTTAAATCAGTAATGTGAACACTATTGTTTACGTGGAATAAATCCAATCCTGGATTTTGTGGACTTACGATACAGTTGCGAAGTTCTGCACCTTCTACAGCAACATTTCTTCCAAGAATAATTGGATTATTTTCTACATATATTCCTGGGAATACTTTAATTGTATCTCCTGATAGTGCAATTGCTGCTGCTGCTTTTATTGTACGTTTTGTATCGTTCTCTGCTAATCCAGTATTTGAATCACTTCCTGATTGTGATACAAAAATAGTTTTACCTATTGGTCTAAAAGCAGAAATTGTCACACGACCAGTACCTCCAGCAGGAGATAGTGTAACACCAATGCCGGCAACAACAGAAGTTACGATTCCAGATAAAGTTGATCCATCTCCAAGATATTCTAATACATTAAGAGTATCTGCATTTACTGAAGTGAACGAAGTTACACCAGTAACTGTAAGATCTTCTAAAACTGATTCTCCATTAACGTTAACACCATTGGTAATTAAGACATTGCCAGATAGTGTTCCGACACCAGACAATGTGAGATCTTGGAAAAATCCAACGTCTAAAGAATCAACTAATATGGATTTTGTTGAAGTGTCAATTCCTGCAAGATTTACAAAAAATCTTGCAGAATTTATTATCTCAGTTGAACCAATAGAAATTGAATTAAAGGTTGCAATTCCTGTTGTATTGGTATTGGTTGCATTAATTTGTGGGGAATTCAGAGAACTATCAAGGGAAGAAAATGTAATATTTCCAATCGTTGCAATTCCAGTTACATTTAAATCATTTAAAGTGGTTTGTTCTTCAACATTAAGATTTAAAAATGTTGTTAGACCAACATTAAATCCAAGTGCTTCTGCTAATGTGTCACTCGTAATTGTATCAACTCCAACAAGACCACTCAGATTAGTGATATTTGCATTATTGGCTAGTAATGTGGTAATTCCTGCAATTCCGTGTACATCTAAATTGTAGGAAGGACTATCTGAATTAATTCCAAGTCTATTTGTTGAAGGAATATAAACTAAAGAATTGGAATCAGTATAAACACTAGCATCTCTGTCGGTATATTCCGAGTATAAAACGTAGTGCTTTTCTGCTGGTGATAGACTTGAATTACCAATTGAAATTGATGTTGCTGCACCAACTGCATTAAAAGCAGTTCCGGTAATATCAATATTATAAACTCCAGTAAGTCTTTCAATTGGAATAACACCATCTAAAATTTGAGAACCATCAGTTAAAGCATTTGCTGTAGAAGCAGTTCCAGTGATATTAATATCATATTCACCACCTAATCTTTCTCTTGGAAGTATTCCAGATAATACATTTGCTGCATTTTGCAGAAAAAGAGATGTTGTGACACCGATATTATAAGTTCCACTTAATCTGGATGGATTTATTACTCCAGTAATAATATTTGATGCATTTGCTAGAAAGGTTGAAGTTGTAGCAGTTCCTGCCAGATCTCCAATAAATTGATTTGAAGTAATTGTTGTGGCACCAACAATACTATTATTAGTTAAATTTAAATTATCAAAAGATGCTAATTCCTCTATCTGTTTAGTATCAGGATTAGCAATTAAAGGATATCTGTCTGCCATTACTTACTTTTTGTAATAGGATAATTCTTCTTATAATATATAGTTGCCTTACAAATCATTACTAAATCATTTCATATGGAGTAAAATCAAAACTTTCCATTTCTGATATTTGTTTTTTGAGTAATTCTATTTCTTCTCTTAATCTTGCTGCAGATACCAATAAAGACCAAGCATAAAGTTCTTTCTCTGATCTTCTATTTCTAAGAACTTCTGATCTATTCACAAGTGCCTCTGCCTGTGGTCTATTTTGATTTATGACATTAGTTAAATTGGATTCGGCATTTGTTATTGCCGAATTTAGTGCATTACAAGCAGCACTATTGGGATTTCTCCCTGTCGGACCAGTACTTGCATAAGAAATAGTTGGTCCAGCAGTTCCTCCAATTGTGACAACTGTTCCTTCTGGAGGATATGTAGTAGTACAAATTACTGGGGATTCTCCTCCTCCTGTACATACTGTCAATGTTGGCCACTGGGTAGTGCCAATATTATAATTTACTCTTCCTGCACCAACTGCAGGTTCATCTCTTAGTGTACACTCTTTTCTATCACTATCCCAGGTTGCATTTTTTCTTGGAGTGCCATCATTCTTAAATAAACAGTCATTCCTATTTTTTATTGTTGGATCAATAAAAGTTTTATTTGGATTATATCTTTGAGTTTCATTTGGTTTTCCGGAAGTGTCATAAAAAACACTATTTCCAACACCAACGTCTCCAGACCCCATTATTCCAATTTTTAATGGTGTATTTGGACTCTTTAAGTAATCAAATCCTGCATCAATATCTCGATCATTTCTTAGTACATACATTTGCGTACTTCCATATGAAGCTAATGCCGCAGTAGATATAAACAATGCTGGAACTTGAGTTAATATTCCAACTCTAAACTCTCCCTCTTCCAAATAATTTATTGCTGGTTTATCTAATATTAATGTAGGAACAGTCAAAGTTGATGTTGTCAAAATGCCAGAAGGATTATAATATTCTATAATTTGATTTGCTGTCCCAAACCCAGTAATTCTAGTCCACCCAGTAGTTGATAGTGTACCACTAAAACTAGGATCATTTCCAGTTACTACAGGATCCATCACCACCATTCCCACACTAACTATACCAATATTTCCTGCTCCAAAATTTCTAAGGATATTGGACCCAGTATTGATGCCACAAATTAAAGTGGTAACTATTCCAACTATCTCAGTTGTACCAAATCCAATAACTTCTGGTAAATCTCCAGTTGTAAAAATTGTTGGATTATCAAAAGAATCTATCAAAGTATCATTAATTTGAATTGCACTTGGAACACTTGTTACTGGATCTCCATCTATACCAACGATACCAACTACAGTTGATCCTTGAGAGACAAGAGCATCAAATTCTGCAACTAATGATGATCCATAGTCTCTTTGTGATGGTTTACTATAATATTTTATTCCTTGAAATGGTTCAAAATCAGCAGTATTTTTATTTTTTGCTACTGTATACGGAGTAAATGTAACTTGGGTTGTGGTTGCACCATCACCAGAACCACTAGTGACTGAACCTGTAAATGATTTCCCTTCTTCCCAGATTAAATCAGTTCTACAATCTGCTGCTATTCTTGCATCATATGCAGATTGAATTGAAGGCACTACCTGATTTATATTATTAATGAATGGCAAAGATGCGGAGTCCAATCCTTTAATGACTCCAGTTAATTGGTCAATTTCAATATCTGCTATTGCTAACCTATCTAAAACACCCTCTCTTGCCTTTATCTTTCTTTCCAAATCTTGCTTCATCTCATTGATGATTTCTTGTGATATTGACATATTAAAAGATACTAAAAGACAATTTTTTTAATATTTATTTACTATAATTCCAACCATTGAGATGGGTGAGTGCATCCTTGATGGTGTTTATAATATTCTGGTTTAAGAGTTACTCTCAAATCTCCAGCAATAGCACATCTCTGAGATATTCTTGGAACTGATTTTTTAGTATGATGGTAAGTTCCAGTTGGCATTATTAAAACTGTTCCTTCATGGGGAGTTATAGTATAATGATTGCAGTTAAATTTATTAAATCCAGTCATTACATTATGTTCATCTGCAACATCAAACCAACCTTCACATACTTGATTTGCATTATTGTCTGGAACTCTACTTACGACGAATTTATCCGAGGTCTCGTCAGTGTTTAAGTAGTAAACAAAACTAATATTTGCTTCATTATGTTTATGGAATGCCAATGGTGGTGTTGTGTCATCCCTATGATACACAACCCAAGATTTGACTATATGATAATTCATCAAATTATAATCAATTCCAAGTACTCCCAAATATTCATCTAAAGCATCTTTAAGAGAATCAAAAAATTGTTTATATTGATTATTCAAATGGACAAATATCCTTGAAGATGCCTCTGGGGACTCATGCTCATATCCGTTAAACCAATATTTTTTAAGACTTTCGTAGTGCTTTTCCTTAAACTCTTTGTGGCAATTTATTGTTGTTTGATGAATTGCTAAAGGAAAAACTTCATGAGTTTTTCTCATAATCTAAATTATAATTTATAATCACTATTATCTCCTGGATAGTCAGCTGGTGTCAATCCTTTATATTCTGGAATGTTTCTTTCTGTGTCTTTTCTTTCTCCCATTACAGTATAATAGCACTTAATAGTTCCACCATTATTATTTTTAATATAAATTGTATTTTCATCTTCTATTCTATCAACATATAATTCTTGATGCATTCTAATTGGTGTTAACTGAACACCAATTGTATTCATATCAACTAAACCTTTCCAATAATCCGGAAGTTCTATTTTATTTGTCCCATCAAGATATCCTCTAATATAAACTTCTGCTGCTGGACCCTCTAAGCAAACATAACGAAGTCTATGATCTTTTTTTGTTGGGTGAAGAATATCAAATGGTTTTTTAGAAAGTGCAATCCCATAAGTTTGAACTAATGAAGTACCACCAGCAAAGAAATCTGCTGCAGTACATATACCATCAAAAGACCCAATTGAATGAACAATTAAAGGAGCATTATTAATCTTTGGAGCATTTCCGATGTTTATTGAGTTACTTAAACTAATTGAGTTTTTTAAACTGAGAGCATTTTTAATTGTTACTCCTTGTTTTGTGCAAACACCAGTAAATAAACTTACAGCAAAAACATTAAGACTACCAATAATATTGGTAATTCCAGTAACTTCCAAAGATGCTGGGGCAGCAACACCAGGAAGTGGTGGACCGATCATACAAGTAGCACGAGCTATTCCTACCTGCGGAGTTGCTCCAATAAAAACAGGTCCGTTCAAAACTGCAGTGCCTGGGAGAATTCTACTAGAAGCAGTTAAAAATGAGGTATCAACTGCACCTACTATAAGTTTATCTCCAATATTTGCGATAGATGCTGTTGCTGCCATATTATGCGAAATACTCTAAGAATTTTTTAACATTACCGAGAACATTCAATACTGTGCCAACAAGAGATCCCTGTGTTACGTCAGTTAAAGATGAAACAGTTGCTTGAGTGGATGCTGATGCATCAACATAAGATCCTATAATCTGAGCACCACTAACTGCGGTGATATCAACATTAGTTCCTTTGAGTCTTGATGTTGGTGCATCAGCCTCTAGAATTTTTCCTGCTTGCATAGTAATTTCACCATCACCATCTTCGGCAATAATTCTGATATTTTTTGCTTTTAATGTGATCTGTCCGTTTGGAGCTTCAAAAACAATATCACCATTATCTGCCTTAATTATCTTTGCAACTTCTTTATCATTTAGTTTTATTCCACACCTTTCAACAGAACTACGATCATTAATATTCCAATAATCCCCAGTTTTATAATACATAAAACCAGTACCTTCATCGGTAATCATAGAATATGATACTTCCTTTCCAGATTCTACATTTCCCCCTTGAAGTCTATATCCAAACCCCTGCTGCCACCACTCTTTTGCTTGTTGTTCCGACATTTTATAATAAAGGTATATTCTGTATTTAGTTTATATGCAATCAACAACTTTAATAATTCCTTCTTGATTAACAGTAACCACTGGTTGATTGAATTTAGGTGACAATGTGAGGACTGGGAATGCCCTAGCACCTTCACCAGTGTTTGTGTTAATAATTGCTGTTGGTAGATCAGAGAATTCTGTTGTACAAGTTGTTGATTTAACTCCAACTATAGCACCAGAACTTGAAACAATAATTTCAAAAACACAAGGACCTACATTAATAGTATCACCACCAGTATATCCTGTTCCTGGATTTGGAATTATTACACTTGTTACGATACCTACAATGCCAGTACCAATTCCCGTTTCTGGTGTTATTTGTGTACCAATTCCAGGGAATATAGGTCTTGATGTAGTAGTATTTCCAAATCCAGTTCCACCACCATCACCAGGAATAAATGTTCCTGGTGGGGATTCTATTGGATTATTTGGTGCAGGAGCAAGAACTGGAGACAGTTCATTACTTACAACTACTGTCGTTCTGGCAACTTTTATTCCATCTTTGTCTAATAAATCAAAAATTACTATTTCAGCATTTTCATTGATACTATCTTGTTTGAATTTAAATGATTTAGTTGCTCTTCCCGATGATAATGTGACACTTCCATAGAAACTAGATAAACCTTCAATGTCAGTTGGAGTTATATCACCAGAAATCTCATATTCGAGAACAGTACCATCTGGAATATTTTCGGTATTTATAGTAAAAGTTACTGTTTCTCCTTCATAAAAACTATACTTATTTGCTGTAACCACATATGTTGGAGATTTTAAAATTGAGGTTAAATTAGTTGGACAGTATCCAGAACCAGAATTATTTAAATAAATGGACGTAACTTCACCATTTACTACAGATGCAGACGCTTGTGCTCCACTTCCATGATTGGTATTATCTCTTATAACAACAGTCGGTGGTTTAGAGTATCCTTTACCTCTATTTAAGATTTCTATTGCAATTATACTTCCAGAATTATTAACTATAGGAACTGCTTGTGCCCTAATACCATCTCCAAAAATCTCAACTTCTGGTGGTATGCATCTGGGTGCTATTACACCAGGAGGTAAAGGAATTTGATCTTTTTGATTTTTTGGTCTTAATGCTTTTTCAGTGCAGTCTTTATATGGAGAACTTCCAGTATACCCAAATAGAGACATCTGACTCATAGCAAGACTAAGATTAGAGTTAATTCCCTTAAGCACATTCATACTCTTTAGTGTTCTATTCCAACTATCAGAACCCTTTTTTTCTGGACCCCCACAAGGAGACCATTCAATTGGAGTTTCACATTTTAATCTATCACATGCTAGGAAACTCAAAATCTGTTGTGCGATTGAAGACACTTTACCCAAGATATCTTTAACTTGACCGACTGCACCAAGTAACCAATTCAATCCAGAAAAAATAGGAGAAAGAAGTCCATCTATTGCATCAATTAGTTTTGCTAAAATTGATCCAACAGCTTGCTCTACAGCACAAAGTGGAGCATTGATTGCCTTACCTACCATATTGGTAAGCATGTTAATTATGAAATCAATCAATATTGGAAGTAATTTTTCAAAAACACAAAAAATAATATCAATAATATTTTTTGTTGCACTAGCAACTGGTGGTTGTTGTGGTAGTGGAACAATTAATCCAATAAACTTTCCGAATAATTTTGTAATTAAACCAATAATACCATTTCTCATATTATTGATTATAAACTTTACAATCCCAACAATTCTAGTTGCAAAGGTTTTTATTTCTGTTGTTATATCTACTAATGTATTTAAAACAGGATCAATATAAGTATCAATTGCTTTTTCTAAACGATTCACAAAAGCAACGAAATCTTGAATGACTTTTGAAATTTTTCCAATTATATTATCATTACATCCATTTTCTCTTACTACCTTTATTTCACAACCTTTTAGTACAAATTGTTGTGTTGCTAAAGATTTGCGAATTAATTGATCTGAACCTGGTTTATTCTGTTCTCTTGATGCTGGTACTGGATCTCCCACTAAACTAGATGTTTGTATTCCAACTGTTGGATTTGCCGCAACAGTTGGTTCTTGTTGAATTGCTGGATTCTTTTCTCTTATTTGTGTAGGACCTTGAATCAATGGTCCTTGATGTCCAGTAAATGGTTTAAATTGAGAACTTTTTTCTTTTGCTAGAAACTCTGGGGTAATAAAATTCTTTGATGCACTTTCATTTCTATGCAAACAACCAACAATTACGGGCTGCTGTGCGTCTTCTCCATCCAAAAAGAATCCATAAACAGTCTCTCCACCAACAATCATCATTGTCTTTCCGACACTTCCTTGAGCAGTTCCATTTTCTGGACTCATTGAAACGTGTGCCCAAGGAAGATCGTTATCTGGGAGAATATCTCCATCAAAAGTGTGATACCCTACAATCCTTACTTTACAACGATACGCCCAACCTTCCCCTATTTTGGGGTTGCCTTTGTCATCTCTTTTGTTTTCTCCTGAGTCAAATTTTGATTTTTCAGTTCTCCAGACAGCAGCAGGTGCCACTTGTCCTATCCACCAAACAAATCCGTCTCTTCCTAAAAAATTTGACTTTAATAAAGATTCTTCAATCATCGAAAATTCTGCATTCAGGTGCGCCTGGGTTTAGATCGCAGTATAACTCTAAATGAGTTGGAACTGCGGTTTCTTCTGGATGGTTACTTTGATATTCCAGTAATTCTGACAGATAATTTTTTAAGTATCTGCTTCTCTGTCTATTTATTGAAGGACTTTCTAGTTCTTCGCAGATATCGTTAATTAAATTTTGGAGTTCCATTTTTTCTCTTAAGCATTTTGTGACCCATAAAGTCCATAACTATCTCGAATCAACCTTAGACTGGAAACAACCTGTTGTGCTTCAAAATGGTGTCTCACTTCTTTTATTAAATAAAAACCACTTTGATCTTTGTCTGGTTCTTTATTATCTGTTCTTTCTATTGCAGGAAATTCTGCATATATTACATCACCAGCTTTTAGATTGATATTACATGGCACATTCATATTTAGTGCTTGAGTGAACAAAATATTATATCTAGAAAATGCCTTTGCCATATCGGCAACATCTCTTCCGGAATCTTTCGTTACCCCCTGATTATCAAGAACACCCCTATCAGATGTTCTAAACATCAATCTTGTTATAGATTCCTCAAATCCTTTTGGAACTGGAATATCATCATTTGTGCCTAATTTATTTTTAATTTCATTCTTTAAGTAATATGTGTATTGATTTAACGTATTAGTATACAAGTCATAGAAATATGTTTTATTTGAATACATGCCAACCCTAAGAGATTTCATCAAATCAATATTCTTTTCAAAGTTATAATTTAAAATTTTAAAATCATTTACCACTTTATTTTGATCATTAATTTCTGTATAAAAATAATATGGTATGTTTTTTAAATCTGATGAGGATTCTCCTAGTTTTGCATTTGATACTAAATTATCAATGCTTTTGAAATTAAATCCATCTTTATTTTCAAAAAATAAAAATCCTGCGGTTCCTTTTGCCAATCCATCTTTATTTCCTCCAGAAACTCCTCCAGAATATTGCGGCATTGATTTTGGACACAACCAAGTTAAAATATGAAATGGTTTTTTCTGGTTTCCAATAAATGCATATGAATTTGCAGTTCCCTCTATATTTTCTTCTTTATATTTTTCAGTCTTTAAAACATCTTTTAATATACTTTCTACCGTTGTTTTGATATTCCCAGTATATTTCTTTTGACACCTTGCAGTTTCATTAGTTAACCCTTCTCTGGATACTAAACTCAATTTAAACATTTCACTAGTAGTTGTTTGATTCATTCCACTAGCTTTATAAACATACATGGAATTCTCACCATCAAGTTCAAATTCACCAAATGCAGTATCTAAAGAAATTGCTACTCTTTCTCCTCCACGAATTGGTAGAATATTCAGTAAAGACGAACTATTAAATAAATGCATCTCCATAGTAACACAAGGAGATAAAATATCCTCAAAATAATCAATAAAAATTAGTGAGTTAGTAACATCAACTTTGGTTTCCCCATCCGTTGATTCTATTACTACTTGCTTAAAACTTAATCGTGATACTGCTACTGACATTATGAACCTGATAAATTAGTTAACAACATAGTTTTCATTAAACTATTTACCACTTGTCCTTCTGTTGGTCCTGGAAGAATAACTGTTCCTCCTCCACCACCTCCACCTGATATAATTACTGGTCTCTGGGGTGAAGAACCTCCACCAGAAGAACCCATCATAATTGGTATATAAGTTATAGAAGATTGTCCTGGTGCATTATATGCTGGGTATGATTCAACTGCTCGAACCATTTGATTAGTAGGAACACCCATAACATATTGTTGATATTCTTGTATTTGTTCTGGAGTCATTGAGTTAATATCAAATTCCGATCCACCAACTGCTCTTACTTTTTGCATTGATTGAATTTGTTGCAATATATTCTCACTGCCTTTATTTCCATCTCCAATAAATCTTGCTCCTTTGTATTTTTCCTGCAATGACTTCATTGAAGTTGTATCCATATTGGATACTTTTTCTACAGTAGCACCGGACTGCTTTGCTGTTTTTTCTATTGCTGCTCCAACACCACCTTGTTGTTGAGACGGTGGAACAATAACTACATTATATCCCTTACTCTTTAGTTCTTCAATAGATTTTTTAATATTTTCGGCAGCTTTTTTTGGATCAGTATCAGTATTTCCTGCTGTTATTACTGCTGTTGGTGCTCCAGATTGCATTCCTGCTGGTTTTTTGGAGACAACTTTTACATTTCCTCCAAATCTAAAATATTTGTCACCTTCATTATTTGGTATTGATACTGGTTTTCCACCTCTAAGAACTTCAAAATGAACGTGTGGTCCTGTAGATCTACCCGTACTTCCAACATTACCGATTACTGTTCCAGGTTCAATTGCCTGACCACTCTTAACATTTATTTTACTCATATGAGCATAAAAACTAGCAGTTCCTCCTGGATGAGAAACTGTTACCGAATAACCATAACCATCAATCCAACCTGCTTGAGATACTTTTCCTGGTTGAATTACACTTATTGGGAGACCATTTGGTCTTGGATAATCAACTCCACTATGCATCCTTCCCCATCTCCAACCATATGAAGATGAAACTTCTTTACTTGGTAATTCCCCCCCTTCTGCTCTTATATCTTGCAACTCTCCTGGCATCTCTTCTGGACTAGGAAGAATAGATGAATCTATACCATAATCCATTGGCATATCTTCTGCACCAGCAGCAGTCATAACAGACCTAAATGTTTGGTTGGCAAACTTTTCAAAACTATCAACAGTTTCTGAAAATCTTCTTAGAAGAGAAGGAACTCTTTTGTCATCTTGTGTTAGTGCTTTTTGACGTTCTTCCTGTGCCTTTAATCTTTCTTCTTGTTTTTTCTGTATGTCTGGTTTTCCTGATGTTGCTTCAACTGCTCTATCTGCAGCATAACCACCAAGTAGTCCACCTGCCATACTACCAAGAACAAATCCAACTCCTGGAATTGGAATAAGTGTTTGCCCAATTGCTCCACCCAGTAATGAACCAGCAAGAGAACCACCTGCTCCTGCTGCTGCTTTTCCTACACTTTCACCTTCCTTGAGACCAGTTGCAAAATCAAGTCCAGCAAAAATAGCATTTGCAATTCCAATTGATCTGAATCCACTAAATCTTAATTTTGAACCCAGAGCAGTTGGTGCTTTTGGTTTTCCTGCAGGACCTTTTGGTTTACCTACATCACCACCACCTGGGAAAAAGTTACTAACAAAACTAGCAGCATCAAATGCACCAGAAGCAAGATTTCTTAAAAGGTTTCCAGCAGAACCAAAATTTGATGCAATGTTTATATTTGCTAATTCTTTTATTTTATTTTGTTTTGGTAATTTTATTGATTCAATCTGCTCTACATTAATATCTAAAAAGTCAATTAAACCTTTATAACTTTTTTTTACCTCCGCAAAATTTTTATTGGAAGTATTTCCCATTGAGGAAATGGAATTAGCAGCAGCAACTAAGGGTGAAGAAATTGTTTTTGCCATTATCCGTCAACAATATTATAGATTATTTTTGAGTAAAGAATTAGGAAATTGTCTGGGTTTCCTGCAGGTAAAAATGGTGCAGTTGGACCTTGTGCTCCAGCAGGTGCCGCAGGACCAGAAGATGGGGATTGTGAACCAGAAGATTTCTGTTGTGGCATCTGTGTGCCGAAATCAAATGGCATCACATTTACACTTGGTGCTGCTTGGGATGGTGGTGGCTGAGCAACCTTAGTTGCCATATTTTTTAATTCTTCTCTCTTTTCTGGTGATAATTTCCAATCTGGTAAATCGGGACCACCTTGCCCTTTCACTTCAGCAACTTTAGTGGGTTGGTTTCCACCCCCCCTAATCCTCTTTAATTCGTTTATGACTACACTATATGATTTTCCAGCTTTATTACGATTGGCATATCTATCTTGATATGTCATTTCTGGTGTCCCACCAAGTTTTCTAGAATTAATTTCTCCCTGAGGAAGACCTCTCCAAGTTGGGGCAAGTTTTTGTAAAAATTGTTCCTCTGTTATTTTCCCAGACAAAAACTCATTCAGTCCATGACTTGATCTAAGTTCATTTAAGGTAATAGCATCTTGAACTTCTGGGGTAAATTTAGTATTTGCATCAAATCCAGCTCTCTGTGCTCTTTCTAAAAGATATTGTGGCATTTGTTGATATCTACCAATCGCTCCTCTTGCATTTTTAGATAACCACCCAATAGTTTGTTCTGTTGCTTTTCCTGGAGTTTTTCCTGCACTTGTATTAAAACTATCATATCCTTCCGGACCTTGTTCAACAGAGGCAATTAAATCTAAAACTCCCTTTTCTCCAGTTGTTGTAACTCCTGGTTTTCCAGTGGGACCACCAGGAGCAGTAGAAGGACCACCACCAGGACCAGTTTTAGTACCACCTCCCCCACCTCCTCCTCCACCAGAAGTTCCTCCAGACTTATCATTAGAACCTTTGATTAGACTATTAACTGCAGAAGTAAATGAATCAACAATTCCACCAAGACCCTCGACTAATCCTCCAAGGAATCCTGGTTGCTGTTGAACGGGTGCAACTCCTGTATCAGAAAGAGCATTAACTACACCTGCTCCTGCTGCTAATCCACCAGCACCAAGTGCAAACATCCCACCTTTTTTCATTAAGTTCCCCATTCCTCTTGGGGCAGTTTGTTTTAATCCTTGTTCGGGAACCTTTAAATCAATATTTAATCCTGGACTTCCGGATGGTGATGCTTTAGGAAGATTAGATAGTTGTTCAACTATTTTATTAATAGTATTTCTAATTAGTTTTGCTACTTCAAAACTATCTGTAAATATTTTTTGTAATGACTTTAGATTTGAATCTAAATTATCTAAATTTTTCTTACTTGCAAAAAACTGAATAAAGTCTAAAGCACCTTTGAAAACTTTTAAGAAGTTTCCAAGAATTCCAGTTGGTTTTGCGTCATCAACTTCAGAAACTTTTTTTCTATATTCTTCAACAAGTTTAGTTATAGTAGAGTCTGCCTGTTGAGTTATATTGGTAACAGCAGACTGTAATTGTGTTATATTATTTTCTTGCTTTGTGTAAAGAGGTTGTATCTCTCTAGTTACCTCTGAACGAACCTGCTGTACTTTTGCATCTACATTTTTATTGGTTATATTAGTTACACTTTCTATCTGGCTAGAAACCTGACTAAGAATATTTGAAGAAATTGTGTTAACAATTGAACTTAAATCAGGTGTTACTGGTCTAACAGATGCTCTTTGAAAACCTACAACATTATTTGCCGCACTAGAAACAACAGAACTCCCAAGTGGAGCACCACCAGAAACAAAGTTCTGAAAGGAATCCAGAGATACTCTTCTTCCTCCTACAATTTTTTCTGGTGATAGCAGGGAACTAACTGGCATTTGCTTGTTGTTGTTTCAACTTTTCTTCTTCTATATGCTGTTGCAATAATCCAACGTAAATATCACGTTCCCAAGGCATCATATTTTCAATCTCAGTCAATGAGTATTTATGGAACTGCATCAAGGCAAAGTTAATTCTAAAATATGACTCAAGTTCCATATGAGCCATAATTAACCGAAAAAACTTGTTAGTCCTTCCAACTTAACTGTATTTTCAACACCCGTTTTTGGATTTTTAACAGTAATCGTATGAGATAATTTTGGCATTGTTTCAAAGAAAGTTTCAATTAGTTTAAATTGGTTAGAATTCATTTGTTCTATAAACTCAACCAATTCTTTCTTCGTACAATCTGATGCCGCCCAAGAATCTTCATCATTGTAAACCATATCAATACAAGATGCAATGATATCAAAAGACTTTTCGATATTTGACTCACTTTGTGCTGAACTAAAATCAAAATTATTTTTAATGAATTGGTCTAATGATGGATATTTCATCCTCAAAATCAATTTACTATCAAGATGTATATCTACCTTATGGTTGGGGTCTTTATGTACTTTTACTTCATCAATATAAACAGTAACGGGAACTTGAGTTTCTCCGTCATCATAACAAGTAACAATTAAATCAATACTCTCTCCAACAGATTTGCCTCTGACATTTAAGAAAATATATTCAATATCAAAAGTTGGGAGTTCCTCAACTTTAATTCCCTTTGTAATAATACACTCTTTTAGCACCTGCTTAATTGCAGTAGTAATTTGTTTTGTATCTTGACTTTCTAATGCAAGAATAAGTATTTTTTCTTCTCTTACTAAAAATGGTCTATATTTTATAGTCTTTCCAGATGAAGGCAAATCCAACTCATATGTTGGAGCAGATATTTTTGGTAATGGCATAATAACCCATAAAAAAATCAGTTATTAGTATTTATGGACGTATCGTTCCTTCATTTCTTTCGATAACGTATCTTGAATAGTCAAATGTCACGGTAGTTTTTGTTATTGTTGAACCTTCATATGATAATGGTAGAGCAGTAATATTGGTAGGAAAAGCATCAATCATTCTATAGGTTATAGTGGGAAGATTTCCAAGTGCTCCTCCAGAAGTTCCTGGCTGTTCCCTAAAATTTCTTTCAAATTTGGTTATAGAAATAATTCTCTTATATGTGTTTGGGTATCTTACTTTAAAGAAATTGTCTCTATCCTTTGCTCCTCCCTGCCCTTTATCTGATACTGGATATATTCCACCAGATGTATATACTGGATTTATATAATTCATCCACTCTTCAAATAATCTTATTAATCGATAATCATTATCGACATAAAAAGTCATCGTAAACTCTGGATATATTCTTCTCATTGGGAATTTCTCAATTACTCCTTGACGACTTCCCGATTCTTCGGTAACGTCAAAAGTTGCTCCAGGGAGAGATGCCTCTGAACAAAAGAAATCATAATATGTATTTTGTGCTGGATCTCTAGTTAAATTTGCATCTTTTAACCAAGTCATTAATTCAGTGTCACCACCATCCAATCCACCTTGCCCATTAGTCAAGTGTAGAGATACTTTAAATTGACTTGTTTGAGATAAGGCACCAAAAACATCTATTGCTCCAGCAAGAGTAGGATTTACTCTAGGCAAAGTTGTTGACATATAAAGTGGACCAATCTCAGGATATCCTGCTCCTTGTCCTGCCATCGGATAAATATTCTTTAAGAAAACATCTATACTATGTATGCCACATAAGGACGATTCTGGGTATCGGCAAGGAAAATTTAGACCATCAAAACCAGAAAAGTATAAAGGTGATCCAACTAATATAGTTTATCGATCATCTTATGAATTGAAATTTATGCAATATTGCGATCTTACAGAAAGTGTAAACGAGTGGAGATCTGAAGAATTTTTTATACCATATATTTCACCAATTGATAATAAAGTTCATAGGTATTTTCCTGATTTTTTTGTTAAGTACAGAGATAAAAATGGTATTCCTAGAACTTTAGTTGTTGAAATAAAACCACAAAAAGATTTAAATATGCCAGAACAAAATCCAAAAAGAAAAACTAAGTCTTGGGCATATAGAGTAAAAACCTGGGCAGTAAATCAAGCAAAATGGAAAGCAGCAAAGGAGTGGTGTGCAGATAGAAAATATGAATTTAGAATTCTAACAGAAAAAGAATTGGGGATACCAGTAAAATGATTTCCGAAGAACTAAAAAAACAAGCAGGAAAAAGATTTAGAAGCACTAATTGGTGGACAAACCAACTAATGAACGAACTTAGTGCATATCAAAGGAAAAATATAAATGAATTTGATACAAATTTTATAATTCCTGGTGACTTAGTATTCTTTTTGTATTCTGCTAAATATCCACAAAAATATGAATGGTGGGACCAACATCCATTATCATATATCATAGAAGTAAATCCAAGAGAAGGATACTTTGTTGGGGCAAATTTACATTACCTCAATCCACAATATAGAGGAGGAGTTGCTAAATCATTGATAAATAAATTAGGAATATCAAATGCGCCTAAAAAAACCTTACACAAGTATCTTTTTTCTGGTGTTGTGACAGAAATGTTTAAGGTTCCAAAAAATGATTGGGTTGGTGTCTCATTATTACCAACAGAAAGTTTTGTTGATAAAAGAGGACAAAAAGTACCAAAATACAGAGTGTGGGACTCACCATAAATGGCATCGCAAGTTTTAAAAGAATTCATAATCACATCACTAAAAAGACAACAGGGAGCACCGTGCCCAACCTCAGATTATGATTTGAGATATGATCCAGAAAATGGGAATGTTGATGTAGTAAGAAGAGTAGGAATTAATATTTTCAATCAACCAGATTTAAATGATCCTTGTGAGTATATTTTTAGAAATGGATCATTTACTCAAAATGCAGTGAGCACATTTGGGCAAGCAAATATAGATGCATTATATCAAGAAATTAAAAATGAAGTAAAAAAGAAAAGAGCAGTATTGGGAGGGACTGCTGGAGGAGCAATAAAACCATCATTTTTAGATGTGGCAAGAGCACCTGTGGTTGGACAACCATCACAATTACCACAACCAACACAAACAAACACTGGAGGATTAACTGGTGCTAACGGTGGAGGATTGGGAACAGGGCAACCATTAACATTCCCAAGTAGAAATGAAGATGAATTATTTGGAAGGGCAGCAAAAGGACTTCTCATTTACCCATTTGATTTATTGGAGACTAGACAAGATATACTACAAATAAATCAGTATAGATACAAATCACCATCAGGAGAGGCATTTTTAAGTGGTGAATTGAAGGATATTTTGCTTAATGGATTGCAAAGAAATAGTGCTGTTCTTCAGGGGGAAGATAAAATTGTAATATTGCCTATACCCAATGATGTAAAAGATAATAATTCTGTTTCTTGGGGCCCAGATTCAATGAACAATTTGACAGCAGCATTAATTTCAGATATAAACAAAAATCCAGCAGCTACAGTTGCAAAAATAGCAGCAGGAAAAGCAACAGGAGCATTTACTGGTTTTGATGCAACTCAGTTAATTCAACTATTATCTATGGCAAGTCAAGCAGGTGGAGTCAATGCACTACAAAATCAAGCAGTAGCAGAACAGTTAAAATCTGTTTTAACTTCATATGCAGCAAAACAATTTGGATTTGAAGTACCACCAGAAACAATACTAGCAAGAGGTCTTGGCATAGTTCCAAACTCAAACTTAGAATTACTCTTTAATTCACCTACACTAAGAGATTTTAACTTTGGGTATAAGTTAACTCCAAGAAGTAAACTAGAAGCAAGAAATGTTAGAAGAATTATTAGATTTTTCAAGCAAGGGATGGCAGCAAGAAAATTAAATGCTGGTGCAGGTGCTGGTGCAGGATCTTTATTCCTTGGAACCCCTAACATCTTTAAATTAACATATAAGAGCAATGGTGGTGCAATAAAAGGTCTCAATAGATTTAAACTATGCGCTTTAACTGGTTTTAGTGTGAACTATACTCCAGAAAGTCAGTGGGCTTCTTATGTTGATGAAGAAGCACCAGGACAACCAATTTCGGTAACAATGGGAATGTCATTTACTGAAATTGAACCAATATATGAATCTGATTATCAACCAGATATTGCAAATAATCTAATTCCCGATTTAGATTCAATTGGACCAGACGATATAGGTTACTAATATGCCATACTTCAGAGAACTTCCAAACTTAAAATACGCATCAGTATTTAATGAAAGAACTGGTATAGATGAATATACTCTTGTAAAAAATATATTTAAAAGACCAAAAGTAAGAGAAGATTTTAAAAATATAATTACCGCATTTACATATTATCAAATACAAGATAATGAAAGACCAGACCAAATTGCGGAAAAATATTATAATAATTCTCAGTTAGATTGGATAATACTATTAACAAACAATATTACAAATTATAATGAACAATGGCCATTAGATAATAATTCATTATACAAATATCTTTTGGATAAGTATGGATCAGAAGAAGTATTATATGATGTCCATCATTATGAAACAGTTGAATATAAAGATGAGTTTGGTAGGGTACTAATAGAAGGTGGTTTAATAGTAGATACGTTTAGTTCAATTGAAGTAAATACAAATACAAGTTCCAATAGTTATTTGCTTGAATCCTTCCCTTCTGCAAAATCAAATACTATTGTAAAGGTAAATTTAAATCAAAGACTATCAGTATATGATAGAAGTGGTAGAGAAATTACAACAAATATAACAGATATAAGAACAACAGTTTCATATTTGAAAATAACAACTGCAGACAAAACAGGGGCAAATGATGTAGCAATATTAAATGCTTTGACGAATTGGCCTCAAAGTTGGAGTGGAATCCTAAGAGTCAATTTAAGAAATGGTCAAAAATTTGATATTAATGTAAATGATATCGTATTAGATAATAAAGTTGTTTTATCCGATAGACTTTATGAAATAACTGGAACTTTAGTCGATGGTGAGATAAGACCAACGTTCAACTTTACTAACGAAGTAACTCAATAAATAAAATAAAAATGGCATACCCAATCCCAGGAGTAAAAGTTTTTATAGAATCGGATGCCCAATTATTGGAGTATTTGGATAGTAATGGAAATATTGTCAATGTTGTTAATGAAGCAGTTGCAGTATCAAATTATGATTATGAAATTAAATTAAACGAAGAAAAAAGAAAATTACTTTTACTTAGACCAGAATATGTTTCAGTATTTGTATCAGATACTAGAAATATGATGAAGTATGATAGATCTTCCCAGTTTGAAGATAGAAATACTAAGAGAGCATTTAATCCAAGAAATAATAGATAAATTCCCGCAAAATCCCCATGAGAGAAAATTTTGCGGGAATTTTTTTCGACCCTTTTTTTATTTTAAGGGTCGATTTTTATTAGCAGGGGTAGTATTGAACCTCTTTAAATGTTCTAACATAAGGTTCAATTCTTCCATCTCCAGAAACTACCTCTTCACGAATGACTTCCCTTCTGCAACTGCCATATACTCTTGGAGCATAATAAGAAGGGGCATAATAGTATCCACCTCCTCTAAATGGTCTCCAGAATTGATTCCAAGTTATTGCTTCTGCTGGAGAAGCAATAAAAATTGCAAAAAGAATAATCAGAGATTTCACGACTCGGCAAGTTTCTGGAAGTAAGAAAGAGCATCATCTTCATCTTCGTCATCACTATACTTGGAAGAAGGAACTTCTGCGTTATCAAAGGTAGATGAACGAGAGGACGAAGAAGTAGTTTCACCACGACGTTCACGTTCCCACTCTTCCTCTTCAGCAACAACTTCTGGATCTTGAGATTTAGGAACACCACGAAGTCCAAGAGTATAATCAAGACGCTTCTTCAGGTCATCATAAGACTTGAACTCTTTGGGGTCTGTAAAATCATTCAGATTATTCAGAGACTTGTAGATACGCTCAAGTTCATCATCGTCTCCATCAAGAAGTGCAGAAGGAGATGCAAACTCTGACTTATCATAGTTCCAATAACCATCTTTCTTGACAAGTTTCAGTTTGAAGTGAGCACCAGTCCAGAAGTCAAAAGGATTGATGGGAGTTTCATCTTCAAACTCTGGTTGCATTGCAGCAAGAATCTTGTCATAGATTTTCTTACCAAACTTATAAAGGAAGACTTTACCTTCATTGTCTGGGTTGGCAGGATCACGAACAACATAAATGTTTGAGTAATAAGAAAGCTTACGCTTCTGCTTACGTGCTTCTTCTTTGTCACGGTCTGAACCAGAGTTCCAGAGAACACGATTCTTTTCACAAACAGGACATTGCTGACCAAGAGTAGTGAGGCAGTTATCAATCAACCAACCACCAGGACCTTGGAATGCGTGAGACCAAACTTGTGCCCAAGGAAGTTCGCAACCTTCGGGGGCAGGAAGGAAACGGATAACTGCGGAACCTACACCGCTCTTATCCATAACAGGTTTCCAAAAACGGTCATCATCTTTGGAACCACTATCATTCAGTTTTTCTACTTGTTTAATGAGTTTCTCGGTCAGGGAACCCATTTTAGATTGCTTTTTAAGATCAGCAAAAGACATTCGTATTCTCCGTATTAATCGTATTAGAAGTGTGTGCCGTATCGGTACGTATTAAGTCTAGCACTAAGCAGGTTAGTCGTCAAGGGTTTTCTCAAGATACTCAATTTGAGACTCAAGAAGTTTAAAAAATTCTTCAACTGTCCCATCTTTACCTAATCCAAAAAGACGAGCAGAATCAAGGATTCTTTCCTTTAATTCAACTGCTTCTGGATCTTCAGAAAGTGATAATCTAAAAATAAAAAGTTTTTGCTTTTCTAAAAACTTTTTCATCAAATCAAGATGCTCTTTCTTGCCATCATTATCATAAAAAGAAAGATTTAAAACTTGTTTAAAAAGTTTTTGTTGAATTGCATCTAATTCGATTATAGATTTTCTGACCATTTCGGAATCAAAAAATCTACTCATAATACTATCTCCTTAAGAATCTGCTTACACTTAGACTCATCAATATTTAGGAATGGTTTATATTTTTTAATTTTTAAACTAACGGTTTCCCACACTGGATCTATAAGTTTTTTGTCAAACTTTGAAGAGTAATTCAATATAGTATCAAGTATAACTAATGTTTCCAATGACAATGCTTTCTGCAAATACTTTTTAAGTAATTCTGGGTGCTGTCCATCCTTACAGTCAAAAAGATTGTCAAAGTTATCTTTTCTTATAAAAACCTCAGACTCTGTTTTAAACAAATAAGTTAAACTTTGAATTTTTTTCATCCAGTCTTTATATACTGATTCTCCACCTCTAATAATTTCACCAATCCATAAGGTTTGAGAATCATCGCATTCAATAAAATTAGCAACAAAATATGCCTTAATTTCTTCTTCTGTTTTTTGACGGGACATTCTTTCAAAAAAGTATCTATCCTTCCTTTTATGAAAAGAGTCTAGAGATGCTCTAGACTTTCCACAATATTTAAAATAATCATAATTATCTTTTGTAAAATGATTTTTTAACGCAAGATAAGTTTTATAAACATCAAAAGGAGTCACAATCAAATATTAAGTGTAGCACGACTTGTTTTCTTTAAGAAATTTAATTTTGTTGCATCATACTTAAGTTTTTCCTTCAGAGGTTTGGAAATCAATTTAGAAACAGTTTCAATCTCGATGCTATGTTCTTCACAATAAGTGACAATTGCATCAATATAATTAATTTTAGATACTTTAACTATTTGTTCAATGTCCTGAGAAAATTTCTGGGGGCATAAAAACTTTTCCTTAATCTTTTCCCTTAAGTTATCTTCCATAGGAATTGGTTCGATCTTCAACAAACTTTCTAATATATTTTGAGAGTAATTTAATGTATTTTGATTTGTCATATTCTTCATAAACAACGCATTCTCCATTTTCACAAGCCATTAAAATAACTAATTTTTTAGTTACTATTCCAGTCATTTCGTATAACATACAGGCATAAGCAACAGCCTGTACAAAATAATGTTCAATCCATTCTTTGGGTTTTGGTTTCTTAGATGTTTTGAAGTCTATAATTGCTAGTTCACCATTATATTCTGCTATACAGTCAACAGTCCCAGCAATTCCAAGCACTTTACTATAAAGAGATTTCTCTAGTGCGTGAATATTATTTATCTTATTCAATTCTGGTTTAGCAATTTTAAATAAGAAATCTGACAATGGTTGAACTTTAGGTAGATCTTCATTTTTTAAATGATGTTCTACCAAAGTATGCATATCAGTACCACGACTGGTTGCTTGTTTTGTAATTTTATCTGCTTCTTTATCTCCTACCTTTTTTCTCCAATCCTCAAAGATTTTTTTATTGAAATGACTGGTTACTGAGGTAATAGAAACTAACCGATGGAGATTTGTTTCTCCAGGTACTTTATAAAATCTAATCCCATCAATTGTTTCCCTTTCTAATGCTGGTAAATTCAATTCAACATGATTAAAATTAGTTTCAGACATTCAGACCAGATTCAATTTTTGCAATTAGATATTCTTTAACAAGTCCAGAACGAACAATATCTTCAATACCAAATTCAATTATATCAAAGGATGGCATTTTTCTCAAGATATTCATAAAATCACTAATACCATTTCTTTCGTTGGTTTTAGTTAAATCACTTTGAGTTGCATCACCACAAAAAATAATCTTTGAATTTTCTCCAACACGAGTGATGATAGAATCCAATTCGTGAAAATTCATATTTTGAAATTCATCAACAATAATAATTGAATTATCTAACGTAGTTCCACGAACAAAAGATGTACTCCAAAACTTGACTGTTTCTTGCTGCTTCAAACTGCCATAAAGCATTTCAAAATCAGTTTCAGATGGAAGTTGGAACATGTATTTTACCATGTTCTTATATGGAATTTGGTAAAGAGATGATTTATCTTCATGATCTCCAGGAAGAAATCCAATTTCTCTTGTGGCAACTAAAGAACGAACAACATAAATTTGTTCGTATGGAGTAATTTGATTAAGAACTTCTTTTAGTGCATTATAAAGACTAATAAATGTTTTTCCAGTTCCTGCAGCACCATAAGCAACCAAATGTTTTCCTTCAGAATATGATTGGAATAACTTTTTTTGATTTTCTGTTAAAGGTTCTATATCTATAAGCAGTTCCGAACTTATCGGTTTTCTCCTTTTCATTTGCCTAGCAGTCATACCAACACCAATTGGTTGATCACCATTTCTTCTCTTTCTTGCCATTAATTTTTCCTCACAGTAGCACCGGGCATCTTAGATGCTCTAGTTAGAACTTCATTCCATCCTGGTTTTGATTTCGAAAGCTTGTCTTTCCATTCACCAACTTCCCCACTTCCAGGGCAAGTTGCTGGGTCAGACCAATCTCTATCCCAATCTGGATTTTCTTTTTTCCACTGGTCCCATTCGTGAACACTCATCGTCACTTCTTTTTGTTCACCAGTTTCTTTATGAATAACAGGGTATGTTGCCATATGTTATGAAATAACGATAAAAATATTTATTCAATAGTAATAGAGGGTGCATCAGAGCATTCTGGGCAGTTCTCTGCTTCCCAACTAAGTGCCTCAGCAATATCAGGGAATTGGCAGATAAAGATACATCGTGCTGCTTCTGCAATGTCTATGTGTTCTTTTTGGGTTCCATGGGCAGAACGCAAATCGATATAATGAATCCATGACCTTACTGAGCCTTTCATGTAAATTCTTGTTGGTGTTGCGAGTGGAAGCACAAACCTTGCACATTCCTTTGCAACCCCCTTTTCAAGCATCTTATCGTAAAGACGTTGTGCCTCTTCAAAGTGCTGCTCAATCATTCCCTCAAACTTCTCTCGTGTATGCTCATCCAGATCATTGGTTGAGTTCTGACGATTCTTTTCATCCTGCCTACGGAGTTCAGGAACCTCGGGAAGATCAGTCAGAAGCTTCGTGTCTGCATAACGTTGTGAAAATTCCTGAAATGTAAAGGACCTATGACGAAGCACTTGAGCTGCGATACCTCTAGTAGTATTAATCTCAAGAGTCATATCTGCTTGCTCAAAGATAGACCAATGATTTTGCTTAATACAATAACGTAGAAGTCCAGCAGCAGTATCAAATTTAAGTTGGTTACTTGGGTTGCTTACACGGGCAGTATAAGTAATCACTTCTTGTGCAGATTTTCCTGCAAGTTCTCCTGCACCTTGAGTAACAGAAATCAGTTTAACAATTGATTTAGTCTGGGTATCCATCATCATCTCCGTCATAAAAAACTTCATCGTAATCTGTCAATTTTGGTTCTTTTAAATTTAGATTCTTGTAAGAATCTGCATCAGAATAAATTTCTGATTTTAAAGAATCAATCAAAAGCTCTAGATTACGGACAATTAATTTTAGTTTGTCTTTGTCCATAAGAAAAGTACTTTCTCACATCATTTTACACAAAAAAAGAGGAGTAGTCAACTCCTCTTATTAAATATTGGATCTATAGTTAAGACTTTTTCAAACCATTCTCGAAGATGTATTTTATAGCAAGACCAATATTTGCATCCCCTATAAGTTAATTGATAACAAGCAGGTGGTCTGTTATCTTTATCAATATCATCCGAATGGTAGTGATAATCCATCACTTATATAACCATTGAATATAAACGGATAATAAAATAGTTGTTAATACAATAGTTGCACTAGAGGTAACAATAAATTGAAGCATTATTTTGCTCCTGCATTTACAAGAAGTGCTTCATGACGACGTTGCTCTTTCTGCTTTTGCTCTTTAATTAATTGAAGCACATTAAGTTTTTTCATCACTTATGCCCCTCTTTTACAAACTTAATACCACGATAGGTTTCGTTGTATTGTTGGGGTTGTTGCATCATTTGTTGTTGGTACTCAATACGTTTCTGAGTATCATATTCGATGCCCCGATATACTACTTTAGCCATGAGGATTTCTCCAAAGAAATGAGATTTTTAGGTCCCGTTCCTTCGGGCGGTTTGCGTCCCATTGGGATGAACGTTCCGTTCCGCCGTCCTACTTGCGTCAGAGTTGTCTCTGATGAACGTAGGGTCATACTAGACCCGTTGCTGTATATAGTCAAGTAATTTCGTAAAGTTTGATACAATTTTACGAAATTACTTTTTTTCTTTTTTATCCATTTGCATTACTTGATACAAAGAAGTCTTTTGGAATTTTTTAATTTTTTTATATTCCTTTATTACTTTTTTAAGTTCAGTTTGATTAACAGATACTCCCATCTGTTCTTCAAATTCTTTTTTTAATTCTTCTCTAAGAATACGTTGAAAGTCTTCATTCATTTTTTCTTTTTAGACTCCTTTACCTGAACTCCCCAAAGTTTTGGATTAGTTCTTCCCTCACTTTGTTTAAAATTTTTTAATCCTTCTCTATACTTGTCCCAGTAATAATCAAAAATATCTATTTTTTTATTACAAATAACAATGTCATACTTTTTAACTCCATCATCTTCATAATTAACTAGATATGCCGTGTATGGTAAACTACGATCATTTGCAAGTTCGGGATCGCAATCTTGATGGAGAATTTTTATCATTAACTCCTACCTCCCCAAGTAATATCAGGATATGCTTCAGATACTAATTCCTTTGTAATTTTATATTTTTCTTGAAGTTTTTTATCTTTACATAAACAAAGAATTTCTGCTTCTAAAGGATGCATTCCTTCTAAAAGATTAATAAAAATATTTTCCCTTCGCAAAGAGCTTAAAGAGTCATTGCCACCCTTAATAAAATTATAAAACTTTGTATACTCGGTTCTAATTGCTGTATGTTTTTGGTCCGATGCACCAATAGATTCTGAACTCAAATCCCCCATTGTATCAACTGCCTGCTGAATTCTTTCAGTCATGGTTGAAGTCTTAAAATCATTATCACCAAAATATGGAACTTCACCTGGGGGAAGCATTGAAATTATACTCTCATCAAAGTTCCAAATAAAAATTGCCTTCAAAGAATCATGCTCGTACTCTTTAAGGAGTTCTACTTTTTTGGCATTTGATCTTTGCTTTGAAACTAAAGAAAGAACTTCAAAAGCAAATGGTTTTGGAGGCAATTTAACTGTTTTTGGTTCAGTCTTCGTCTTCGTCTTCGTCGTAGTCATGGTCATTCTCAAATCGTACTGCTATTATTTCATCTGGAATTACATTTCCATTATTATCAAACATTTCTGGATGTGTATATACTTGCAACTGTTGCGTGCTATATACATGTTGCTTTGTTAGCCAACCAATCACTCCACCAACCAATAAAAATAAAAATGAAACCAAAGAAAAAATTGTGAGTTCTGCTGCTAACATTTTTAGTTCCTCCGAGAGAGTTATCTTTTTTCAATTAAAGAAATAAAAAAATTTATTTCAATTTCCCTCGTAAAGAGAGAAATTTTTTTCGAAAAACCAAACTTTTTCTGTTTAGTCTCTAAATTTTTTTTCTCCCTCCTATTTCTAAGTAGCAATTCGACACCCTTATTCATTTCTAGTGTGTCTGGATTATTTATAGAACCCATTTAGATGATATTGTTTTGGATGAAGTAATTAACTGCATCGGAACAACCTCCTAATTTTTGATCATTATAAATGATTTGTGGGAATGTAGTTCCCGTTCCAAATTCTGCATAAAATTCATCTCGATTAAAATCTTCATCTAATTCATAAGATGTAAACTCAATATCTTTTTGATTCAAAACAGTCTTGATCTTATCACAATATGGGCAACCAGATCTGCTGTAAATTTTAATATTCATAATACTTTATTTCTCCTTGGTTTATACTTATAGAGTGTTAATTCCTTTTCCAACATTTGTCTTTGCCAACGAAGTATAGCATCATATCTTTCTCTTGTAAAGAATTTTTGATTCTGAAACCAAGTTTCCCAATTTTCATGCCCTTTAGAATGATTGCACTTCTCACAACAGCAGAGAACATTAGTTATATGATCGTTGCCCCCTTTCATTTGAGGAACTATATGATCTATTGTTAATTCTCCATCCTTTGTTCCGCAATAAGCACATGAATGATTCCATTTTTCCTTTATTGATTGTTTCCATAATCTTTTTGCTTCTGAGGATGTAGAAGCTTTCAAATTATATAAAAAGTCTTGGGGAGAATTTAAAACATCCATAAATCTTTTATTTTTTGGTAAAAAAACTTACAAAAATAACCCCTAGCACACATTTGTGCGAAGAGGTTATTGAAATAAATTTAAATTTGTATTAGGCATAAAAATGTCTAACTTATATTATATATTAACTATTGTTTTTCTTTTTGCACGATTGCCTAGCCCAAGCACGAGATAAACTGTTTATATGAGAACAAGGTTTTTTTTCTTTTCCACAATAAGGGCATTTAGTATCTGGTGGATCATTTATATACCCTTCGGGCGTATACATCCTTTTCTTTCTTTGATTTTTTAATTGTTTATGTTTCCTGGGATACATTATACTATGACTGGAATTCCTTCACCTTCAGGCAAAGATATATAGTGCTGCTTTAGTTCTTTTTTGTTTTTTGTGAAGTTATTGTTATTATATACTTTTTCTATATTTGTAGTTGGTAATGTTTTTTGAACTTCAATATCAACAACTTGTCCCATCAAAAATTTATTTTTTGTGATAGTTCTATTTTGGGGATCAAAAGAAACTATCATTAATGCATCTTCTTCTTCACCACAATCAGCAATCTTTCTACCAGTTTTAGTTTCAATCACTGAGAAATATTCTTCATTATACATTTTCATTATTTAAAATCCTTTCTTTTTTTCATTTTTATTTAAAGTGTCTTTATCTAAAATTTCGAAGTAATTTAAATTGCCAAGGGATACATTTTTAAACCAATAAGATTTTGCATCTTCCCAATTATCAAAAATAATAGTTTTCTTATTATTTTTAACTAATTTGTAGTTATGCTTATCATATAGCAAATCAGAAGTATTTGTAAAGATTGTAAAGTTCATATAATTAAACTAAGTAAGAAGTCCTTTTAATAAATGAGTTGCCTCTGAAAATCTATCAACATAATGAATTAGTTTCATCTCTTCATTATTAAGAAATCCATTATCAAGCATCTCATCTTCAATCCAATGCTTAAGTGTTCTCCACATTCTACCTACACAAATAATCGGTTTCTTATCAATATGATTAACTTGAACCAACTGATAAATCATTGCCATCTCAAGAAGAGTTCCAATACCACCAGGAGTCACAATAAAAGCATCGCATTCTGAGAATGTATGCAATCTTGAATAGAATGTCTGATGCTTTTCATATTCTTGAACATAAGGATTCACTCCATCTTCAAAGGGTAGATAGATTGCTTCTGCAACAGAACATAGAGAATTGCCCATACAAGCACTCATTGCTCCTTTGTTTGCTGCCTCCATAGTTCCTGGACCACCTCCAGTAACTACTACCCAACCTTCTGCTGCAATATTTTTACCAAGTTTTTCTACTGCTTGATAAAGACCAGAATCAGGACTCGTTCTTGCGGATCCGAATACTGCTACTTTTTTCATCTTTTTTATTTGATGTTACTCTATATATCTGAGGCCAAGTGTCTCTGATAATTTCTGCCAACTTATAAGGAGTTTCTGAACTAATCATAAAAAAAGGAGGGTTGCCCCTCCCAGTATATCACAGAGCATT